CGGGCCCAAGCTAAAGCGGTAAGCAGTGAGAGCTACATACAGAAACAGCCAGCCGGTGAATTGGCAACCCTCCACGGGGTCATGGCCGACAAGACAGTTCGACTTCTCGAAGTCACCACAGGCAGAATCCCTCCCCGCGAACTCACCGCGGGAGATCCAGCCGTTTGACGAATGGCTTGTCTCCGTTACCCCGCTATGGAACTGGAGTTGGCCGCATCTAGTTAAAACCCGCGAAGCGATCGAGCGAGTAACAATTGGCGAGTGCAAGCGCCTAATGATCTTCGAGCCGCCCCGCCACGGCAAATCAGAACAAAATACGGTTCGCTATCCCGTCTGGAGACTCCAGCGAGATCCGACTATTCGGGTTATTGTGGGCGCGTATAACCAAACGCTTGCCAACAAGTTTTCGCGTAAGTCAAGACGCATCGCGGTAGAACGTCTTCAGTTAAGTTCCGATAGAGCTGCCGTTGAAGAGTGGGAAACAATTCAGGGCGGCGGTTTTCGTGCGGTCGGAGTGGGTGGCGGTATCACAGGACAGGGTGGCAATCTCATCCTGATTGATGATCCCGTTAAAAGCCGCGAGGAAGCGGAGTCCGAAAGCTACCGGGAGCGAGTATGGGACTGGTACAGAGACGATTTGTATACACGCCTTGAGCCGAATGGCGCGATCGTTCTGACAATGACTCGCTGGCATGAAGATGACCTAGCCGGCCGTTTAATGCTCGAGGCCGCGAATGGCGGTGAGCAGTGGGAAGTATTAAACCTTCCAGCGTTAGCAGAAGAGAACGATCCTATCGGGCGATCTCCGGGCGAGGCGCTGTGCCCAGAGCGCTACGACGTCACAGCGCTAGAGAACATTCGCACCGTCCAAGGGACTCGCAGCTTCACGGCGCTGTATCAAGGGCATCCGCAACCAGCAGAAGGCGCGATGTTCAAGCGGCAATGGTTCTCTGTGGTAGAACGTGCGCCCGAAGGCATCAAGTGGGTGCGGTATTGGGACTTAGCGGCATCCACTAAAACATCTGCCGACTACACCGCTAGTGCTGATGTAGGGATGGGCGAAGATGGCACGATTTACGTCCGCGACATGGTTCGAGGGCGATGGGAGTGGCCTGATGCTAAGAAAATAATGGTCCAGACCATGTTGAATGGCAATGGTACTCGCCACGGCATTGAAGAGGCCATGCACGGATTAGCGGCAGTCCAAGAAATGCGACGAGATCCTAAATTAGCAGCAACCACTATTCAGGGAATCCACGTTGATAAGGACAAGGTGTCGAGGGCGTTGCCGTGGGCAGCGCGGGCTGAAGCTGGCAAGGTTAAATTAGTCCAAGGCTCATGGGTAGCAGGATTCTTGAATGAGGTCTGCGCGTTTCCTAATGGAACGAATGACGACCAAGTGGACACAGTATCGGGCGGTGTTCAGATGGTGGCTAATTCCCGCAGGATTCTAGTAGCGTAACCTCTACAAACCATTCTGTTATACGTCTGGAATAATGTTATACTGAATCCCATGAGCGAAGAACAGTTGAATGAGTTGGGTTTGTATGTTGAGCCATATGCCGGTGGTTTTATGATCGCGGATTACCGAAACGGTGAGGACGCACGTTATTACGGCTCAGATTTGTTTTCTCGCAGACAACCAATTACCCATTGCCCATTTCCAGACAAGGCGAGCGCGATTGTTGCCGCAGAGCAGATCTAGGCATGGCGCGACCACCTAAAGGCAAGCCGCTTACCATGCGGACAGTACGCTTAGATGATGATGTTTGGGCAGAGTGTCAGAGACTCGGGAAAGAGCATGGAACGATTAACGAGGGACTACGGGCAAGGTTGATTGGGATGCCGACAGCAGTAAATACGCCCGAAACGCCAGAGCAGATATTCCAACAGGCAAAGGATATGGTCAAAGCGCACGTTGCAAAACAAGTAGCGCAGCCTTCGCAAACTTGGAAGCGAGGCCCGCGACCGAAGGGAGATAAGAGCCGATGAAAACAATGCACGATTATCCGCGTGATGAACAGATCAAAGGGCTGAAAGCAATCATAGCCTTTCTTGAAGCTAATCCTGAATTCGACATCCCCGAGGGCATGGGCGAATGCGTGGTGCGTACGCTCGTGCACCAGAACCGCGGCGAGCTGAAGGATAAGCAGAGCATTGCTGCGTGGTTTCGGAAGCAAGTGGAAATCTTGCAGCCCGACCGGATTGAATCAGGGACGGACTTCGACGCGATTAGAGACTTCGGCGGAGGAACACACATCGTTGTCCACGTTAGCGCGGAGGCTGTCTGTGAAAAAACCGTGGACACGAAAATAGTCAACCAACCCGTGACCGTTGAAGAAGTGACATGGCAAGCCCCAGTAGAATTGCTGGAAATGGGGTTCGTGCCAGATCAAGAAGAGTTGCGCGAGCGTGACGCGAGCTACAAGCGCTTTGCGTCTCGAGCGGCATGATTAAGCCTCCACTATTAAAGCCGAGTGAGAAGAAACGATGACAACGGGCAAACACCTACAGGCCGTGTCGGACACTCAGGCAGAGCCCTATTCGGAATATCAGATTTACACTAAGGCGCGGTTCTGTGCGACCTGCGGACTGGAGCTCGTCCTGCGGTTGACGGGTAGATACGACACGCGCACTGGCAAGCCGGAGGCGGATCTTGTGTGTCCGGTTTGGGCGTGTGATCACACGGGGCATTCATGCGAGTTCAAGAAGTCGCGATGGTACTCGCTAGCCCGCTGCGCCTCATGCGGACGAATAAGAGGTTATTGATTCAGCAATGAGTGTCACCGCTTTCATGCGCGGCCATCAGGTTTATTGGGATGGAACGATCTGGCGATACCGCGACAATGGTGAACCCTCAGATGACACCCGGCCCTGCGTTCTGTGTCGGCAACGACCGACTAAAGATGGGCATGATCCATGTCTAGCATATCTCGACGGGGTTATTAGCGCTTGCTGTGGCCATGGGGTTGAGAGTGCTTATGTTGTCCGATCTGATAAGAGGTTATAATAATCCTTAACAAATGACTTCCGATCTCAATCATATCTACCGAGACAAGCCCTGCGTTGACTGCGGTCGCAAGTATCCTGAAGTGGCGCTGAATGTCGAGGGCGCGATCCACCATGCGCAGCCACTACGGTGCTCGGATCGGAAGTCTTGCGAAAGATTCAAGCGGAAGCAGCGCCGGAAGAGGTTATAATTCAGGGTATGGAAATCGGATTATTATTACTGCCGTTAATAGTGGTCGCGATAGTTCTCGGGTACGTAGGGATATTGCGTTCACTTGATAGTTACGCGCGTTGGTTAAACCGCACAAGCCGCCCTGTTTCTTACTTCCAATGGGGCGTACGACAGATTGGCGATGTGCTCCGCCGAGAGTTGTCTATTCGAAGCCGCTAAAACTTAAACCTCTCACATAATCTATCTTCTCTTGCGTGACTCTGCGCGAGAGACAATGAACAACTCAATCCTCGGATTAGATCTTCCTACGTTTGCGGAAATCCGCGCAGAGCGGCAAGCCGCCACTAAGTCAGTACCTCATCCTACGCACGGCTCCAGCGGGCCGTTTGTAATCTATCCAACGATGAATGACTGGCAGCACGCAATTACGGCGTCACTGTCAGGCAGCACTCAGCCATCCAGTGATCCAAGCCTGTCTTCATTAGTGGCCGCCGGCTACACATGGTTGGGTTCCACCTTACCTGAGCCCGACCTGCAAGTAAGAAAAGAGTTTCTTCGAAAACGGGGCGGCAAGAAGCAGGATGATAACGTAATTGAGCGACATCCTATCTATCCACTTCTCAAACGGCCAAACCGTGAGAACTCAGGCTCGAATCTGTGGCGAGCGTTTGCGCGCTCCTGGATCATCGACGGAAACGCCTACTGGCTGAAGCGCCGCAATAGATACGGCCAAGTCGTTGAACTCCGTAACGAGCCGCATGAAAACATCAAAGCGCGTTGGGTTAATGATCAGAACGGAGAATACCTCGACGCCTCGCGGTCAATGAGTGTGCCTGTAGTTGAGCGGAGCGACAATTCTACCGCATTTATAAATTACTACGAACTTACTCGAGATAACCGCAAGTACCGTGTGGAACCGGAAGATATTGTCCACTTTCGCGACGGTGAAGATCCATCTAACCGCAGATATGGACTCTCGCGCTTAAAGACCTTACTGCGTGAACTCTACGGCGATTCTGCGGTAGCGTCCTATGCCGCGAAGCTACTTGGCGGAAATGGGGTGATTCCTTACGTGGTGGGCATAGACGATAAAGACGGCGTGCTTAACCAAGAAGACCTGAACAACATCAAGGCGAAGCTAATTGAGCAGACTACCGGGGCCAATGCCGGGCAAGGGTTAGTGCTGAGTGCGCGAGCGTCATTCAACCGCACAGGCTTAACTCCACAGGAGATGGATCTGCGCAGTACGCGCTACATGGCGCAAGAGATGTTCTCCGCGGTTACGGGTATTCCCGCAATCGTGCTGAACTTTGGCTCAGGTATGGAGCGGTCGATCTGGAACAACATGTCTGAAGCAGATCGACGCGCAATTGATTCCTACCTTCAGCCTCTGTGGTGGCATATCGCACAGGAATTAACGGTTCAGCTACTCCCAGACTTCGATCAGGATACAAGCCACTTTATTGAGTTTGATTTATCTGAAGTCGGCGCGTTACAGGAAGATGAGAACGCCAAAGTTGATCGCGTAGCAAAACTCTACGAGTCCGGGATCATCCGCCGCGCTGAAGCTCGGACTGAGATGAACTACGAATCCGATCCTGACGGTAAAGATGATGTGTATTTCGTGAGACCAGGATCGTCTGTGGTCTCTCTTGAGGAAGAAGAAGAGGTGCGGATGCAAGCTTTAGAACCACCTGAACCGCAACCAATGATCGAAGGCGAGATCGTCGAAGATGAGCCAAAAAAGCTGGCGTTAGTAAAGAGTCGAATGCTTAAAGGTGCTTCTGAGACAGTGAAACAGTTGTATTCAGCGAAGTAGAAGAGATGCGTATGTCCTCTTTCGATAAAGAAGTAGCGCTACTCCGCAGATGTGAGCATGTGTATGGCCTGCCTGCGCACCGGATCGTATCGCAACTACGCGAGGAAGCTACGCGCCCCTTACCGGATCGGGTTCCCGAGCGGCCACAGTGGAAGACTTTCGAGTGGCCGATGTCTGGACGCGTAGATCTGGCAACGTATTGGCGTGAACATGACCGCATGGAACAGATGTATTCAGCGAATTGAACTTGAAAGGAGTCTGTGGGGAAGTGAGTCAGGCAGATACAGCACAACTTGCTACGGATTGGCGTAACGCACTCGTCTGGAGGCTTCGACATAAGCCGCTCCGACCAGAAGATGGCGCTATAAGGCTTCAGGATGGAACCCACTCGGTTACGTCCGATTTCGTGCGTCTACTAGCGGATAAATTAACCACTTCCAAAGTTATTATCTGGAAACTGGACATGTTTGAGCTTGCCCAGAAGGGAATGGAGAACTTTGTTGGACTCACTGACCTCCCGTCAGAACTGGAATCTGACGTACTTACTTCGCAATTTTGGTATTTTGACAACTTCCATATCCCAATAGGCTACACCGCTGAGCCTAATTTGCTTCCGCCCAACTCTCAATGCGAAGCCTTAAGTCTATTCAGCGATTCTGAAATCGGAATCGTTGGTGTACATTTTTTTAACTCTCCGAGTAGTTGTCAATTTCGCGCTGTGCGGCTATCTCTACCCCTGACATCATCCATGGCTCCGTTCATTGCGTTGTCGAAATTCATGCGCTTGAAAATCGCGAGTATGGATCAACTTACCCTTCCCCGATCTTCGCGGCGCAGAATGGCACGTGCAAATGAGCCAATACCTGACATTCGTATTATCCAGTTGAGGGCGTGCGAGTCAACGCAGGGAATGAGCGCGGAAGGACGCAAACTTCGCCATCGGGCCATTTGGAGCGGCGGTTGGTGGCGATTGCCAGAACCTCTTAAACATGACAGCAAGATCAGCGGCGGAAAGAAGGGCGATCTGGTGGTGTGGCATAGACCGCACGTCCGAGGCCCAGAAGGAGCGCCGCTACTACCACCACGGGAGAGTGTCTATGTCGTTGCCCGTTGATGTGGTCTCGGTCGTATCGAAGCGGATTAAGTTAGAAGAGGACGGAGAAAACTTTATCGGAACATGCCCGACTTGCGAAGAGGTGACGTTGATCGTATCGCCTGTACGTCAGATCTTTTACTGCTTCAGTTGCCACAAGGGCGGCAACGCGGAGACTTTTGAGAAGGTTTATCCGCCATCCGCATTGCTTTTAGCCATTCGGCAGGAGACGGATAAACGAGCGGAATTTAGACGAAGGGC